AACTCGAGAGACTCTCGCGTAGAGATATGACCGGCGGTATTCCGGCAGTGATCAAGTTCGGACCTAAAATGAGCATACTGTCTCCTAAGCTTCGCGAAGTGATCAAACGCGTGCTTTCTACTCCCGGAAAGCAATACATGTACGTGATCAACGCGGCTACGGCTTTCACGATCATGGCAGTTTTAGACTCTATGGGATACAGCGGGTTCGTGCCGGGGTTGTCGCCGTCTTCGCTCTCTCCTGGCAAGCGTTATGCGTTTTACAAGTCCGGGTCGTACACGTACAAAGGCAAAACCATACAGGTAGAAGCGAAACAATTAAACGCCATGAAAAAGGCTCTCGCTGCCCCCTCGAACATAAACGGCGATAATATCAAGATCGTTCTAGCCACCGGAACGTATTATCAAGGACTGGACACTCCTGGTCTCACCGGCGTACACATAGTAGACCCTCTTCACGACGTTTCTGCCGATATCCAAGCGGTCGGACGTGCGCTTCGCATGTGCGGGCACTCGAAATCTGCCGGGAAAAATGCCAACGTGTACAGATACTTCTCGACCGTGCCGAGAACGTTCGCGCACGACGGAATATCGAAGAAACAACTTCCGGATCTCGAAAAAACCGCGAAGAAGATTTTGAGCTTGAATCTGAGTGCGGATCTTTCTACCGTAAATGGTCCGCCTCCTGGTGGAAAGTTGCCTCCTGGTATAAACAGTTATGTATTTGCAGATGCGGTTCGTAGGAATGCCCCCGTCGCACAAACAGAGAGATTATTGAAATCGATGGCGGTAGACTGCAAGATTTTCAAGGATGTGTTTCACTCGAAGGAAAACTTCCAGTGTGGACGACCGACCTTCGTGGACGTCGCTTCATCGAAATCGCCGAGATCTCCGACTGCCGCGAGATCATCTACTACTGGTCTGATTCAGTTATCGCCACTGACTCCAAGATCCTCTCCCAAGTCATCGTCATCCAAGAGGTCTTCGTCGTCTAAGAGATCATCTTCTCCTACTCGAATGTCCGGTAAGGCTGCCCCCAGATATTCGCCGGGAGGAGGCGAAAGATTTGGGTCGGCTCCTAGACGTTCTCCTTCTCCCGTTGCCCGTCGCAGAGGAAGCGCTATGGCTCGATTCGATCTTCCCGACTTTGATCCTAGAATTCGCCAATCCGAGAGAACGTCTCCTGCGAAAATGACGTCCGAGAGAACGTCTCCTGCGAAAATGACGTCCGAGAGAACGTCTCCTGCGAAAATGACGTCCGAGAGAACGTCTCCTGCGAAAATGACGTCCGAGAGAACTTCTCCTGACAGAACAATTACTTTACAAAAAAGAAGTCCATTCGTAAACACCGAAAAAGTTAATGCCAAGAAGCGCAAGGTCTTGAGAGACTCGAAAGGACGCACGTACGTTCGTCAAGGAGATAAAAAAGTGTACGTGAAGAAGCTGTTCACGCCGAAGTAATTGTAAAACGTCGATATAAAAAATCATATCGACAAAACGCCCTCGAGTTCATGTGCTCCATCTCGTGTTTGGCCGGATTGTTTACATAATAAATGTTCCAGTACGAAAAAATTTTACGAAATAAAAAAAAATATTTTTAGATATCCCTTTTTTAGATATCTAAATTATTTTGCCAGTGTGACGATATACATTTCCGTATCGACAAACCACCCTCGAGACCAAATACATTTCGCGTCGGCCATGTAAATTTTTCAGTATAAACTTAACGCATTCACATATACTATATCATGTACATTCACACGCTTCATGGCTTTCCATCGAAAATAATCATCCGCGATTCGAGAATTATAACGTATTCAGACGCTTCCATCAGAGCGAACAAAGGTGGAATCGGTCTCGTCTCGCAAAATGCGCAAAACGATAAATTCACTTTTAGCGCTAGAGCACACGAAACAAAAGACATAAATCGGCTGGAACTTTCGGCTATTTTTACGAGCATCGCAATGATCGATCCAGAACTCGACACGGTCGTTTTCACCGACAGTCAAACGTCTATTTCTAACATTGTTTCCAAGGCAAAAAATACAAAGTACGATAAATTAGCCAAATTTGTTCTACAGTTATCGAAGGAGCGAAATGGACATGTGTACGTTTCTAAAGTGGCAGCACATTCTGGAGATGCTGGCAATGACGAAGCCGATCGCCTCGCGAAACTTGGCACCACGAGCGATAAAATACTCGTACTTCCCGACGAATTTTCTTCTGTTGATGAATGGTTCAAACATCACGTGAATATTCTTACATGATGACATATCGTCGCACTCGCGTATAAATTAGACATTTTTTATCACACACTATACAAACAATGGTTCTCAAGGCACTCGAGTTGTTCGCTGGTATCGGAGGAATCACTCACGGACTGCGCGGATATGTGGAACCAATCGCTTTCTGCGAATACGAGAAAGACGCCGCTGCATTTCTGAGTCAACGTGGTCTTCCAGTTCACGGCGATATTACGAAATTCGACGCTTCGATTTACAAGAATAAAATAGACATCGTGACAGCAGGATGGCCTTGCACGGGTTTCAGCACCGCCGGTAAAGGAACCGGATTCGATCACGCAGCGTCTGGTTTGTGGACGGAGGTGGTCCGCGTGGTGAAGGAGAGTAGTCCCGAATATGTCTTTCTCGAAAATTCACACGTGCTGGCGCAGACTAAGAATCTCAAGGTGATCGTGACAGACCTGAACAGCCTTGGATACGATACCAGATGGTGGACGTGTCGCTCTAATGACGAGAACATTGGAGCGCATCACAATCGCTACAGATGGTTCATGCTGGCACAAAAAAAAGGAAACATCACTAAGTTCGAAAAAATCGCCGTGAAGAAATTTGAGTGGACCGGTGATTTTAAGGAAAAGCAGATTTCGACTAACTCCGACGAGAACAAGCAATTGATCAAATTCATGGGCAACAGTGTTGTTCCTGATCAGGTGAGATTTGCGTTCGAGTCCATCAACGACCTGACGCTTTCGGGAAAATCGGTCGATGACAAGGACGACATCGTCAAGATTGGTTACTCCACGGACGGTGTCATGTTCAAGATTCCAATCAAACAGAACATCATACCGAATCTGAACATCGTGCTGACGCCTCGCGCTCCTCCGGAAGGTCACAAGGCTCAGGAAGATGTGATCATCAGAAAACCTATATTGATGACATATTGGAACACTCCGGCGTTCTGTTATCACAAATCTGCACGCGGTGCAAAAATTCTTACGAGACGGCAGAAGAACAATCTTCACACACAGATTAAATTTTGTCCAGGAGGATCAGACGATGGATACCTTTCCGGAAAGTTCTGCGCATGGCTGATGGGATATGACCAAGAATATCTGGGAAGCCTGATGAAATATTAAACTTTTATATTACGTCACATATAAATATTACAAACAGAGAACCTAAAAAAAATATTTTATACGTTCATATGACTACGCCACAGGCAAAAACAAAATATTACGAACAGAGATTTGTGGATGATTTTCACAGACAGCTTAAAGAAAAAGGAATTTCTCTGCCAGTTACTGTTGTGTTAAAAGATTCTCTTGGAATAAAACAAGTCATACGAAATGTAAGCGGAGCCAGAGTTTTACGCGATAAAGCAAATGCGAAATCGCCAACTAAGATTAAAAGTGAAGAACTGGGAAGACTTGGGACATCCAAGGCAGATATAGCACTCTATTCCATTTTAAAAGACGGGACTAAGATTGACATAGCCTGGATATCGCACAAATCTAATACGGACAGACAAGGAAAAAAAATAACTCACGCTCAATATCTTGATGTTTCCGCCGATGTCAATTTCAAAACAAAACTTGGACAATCACAGGAAATCAAAAATTTCAAGGAGAAAATGATTATCTTGAGCTCTCAAAAGACTCCAACGAGATATTGTTGGCCCAGATACAAAGACGGAGTATCTATGAGAATATGGGATCCCGTGAAAAGTTCTATATTGATGAACATGGCAATATTCGGGGTGGAGTTTGGAAGAGAGTACGGTCGTCAAAATGCAAATATCTTAATGGTCGGAGATCCGCACATAGAAATTAAAGACGAGAACACGATAATTTTTACTGCGAAAGACAGAAGCTTAGCTAACGGTTTCGCGGAATATCTGCCAACGAACGATAAACCTATATTTTTCACAAAACCAACCGCGACGGCGAAGACAACTGTAGACGGAAAAACAATTGAAGGAGTGAGTGTTTGGATAATTTACAGAAGTTATGCGACGGCGATAAATAAGATGATTGACGACGTCATAAATAACAAAAATTCTCTAGTATCTTCGTCATGTGGTGATAAAAATGCTGATAATAAAGTAAAAAGAAATAAGGAGGCCGAGAAAAAGCAAAAAGCGATGGCAAAAGAAGCCGAGAAAAAGCAAAAAGCGATGGCAAAAGAAGCCGAGAAAAAGCAAAAAGCGATGGCAAAAGAAGCCGAGAAAAAGCAAAAAGCGATGGCAAAGAAAATATCAATGACCAAAAATAAAGAATTCGAGAAAAAATTAACAGACAAGAAATTAACAAACTATTTTACGAAAAAGTAAATACATTCGATGTTTATCATGTTAATAACTTAAATAAATACATTACACAAACGTAATGGCAGACCCGGTAGACTTGTTCAGAGAGTGCGTGAAAGAATATGTGAATATCACCGATCAGATCGCAGAAGCATCGAAAAGTCTCAATGCCGTGAGAAGGAAAAAAGAAGAACTCGGGACGATCATTCACGAATTCATGTCTAAAAATAATTACGAAGTTGCAGCTTCTGGAAATATGAAATTGATTCTGAAAAAAACCACAAAACTGCCTGGTCTCAAAGAAAACACTATTATGGAGGTGCTGCGAGACATGTACGGCACCGAAGATGCCGTGAAAGTATGGAGAAAAATCACGGAAAATCGCGAAAGCCAAGCCACGGTCGTCGATAAGTTGTCTTGTCGTAAAAATCGAACGACTAAATCTTAAACGAATAATAATCTCGCCATCCCGTTATCGAACACCAAAAAATCCAGTGTAATCGCAAAAACTTTGATTTTCTTGGGTACTATCTGGGGAACGATCTCAAAAGACAGCTTCGATTTTACGTACGGCGCAAAATTCAGACTGCCATTCGGCTGAAAAGACGTCGCGTCGAGAGCGAAGCTATAACAGAGAATGTTATCGGTAGGATCGCTGCGACGAAAATGTTGATATTTTTGTACGATGGAGAAATACTCGCTGCTCCTCGGCGTAAATTGTTGATTCGAATTTAAGTAAAAAGTCCCTTTTTCGAATATATCAATATATTCGAAACTCGTCGTATCGTTCAGTGGAGATGCGACGATCGCAAAATATTTCACCGGCTTATTTAATGAACGAAGGCTGATATCGACCTTGGACTGATTCACAGTCTGTCCATTCGCGGTCGTGAGAAATGTGGTCTGGTCGATGCGATACATTTTGTCGAACGTCACGTTCGTAGGGCTCTGCGCAAACCTGAATTTTTCCGTTTCGTCGAGAAATACATATTCGACGATCAGCCCCGCATCCAATGAAACGCCATCTGGAGGTTGCCGGTTCGCGGGTAACGTCACGAGAGTGCTCAAATCTTTGAACATGAGATCGACGTACACGTTTATATTGAATCCGAGGTTGAGAATCGGAATAAATTGCTGCTTCGAAGTCGTGTTCTTGCAGCAGAAGAATTTCAACGGAACGAAAAGTTCCCAAGATCGATCCGTAGTATATACCTCTCCTCTTCCAACAAGCTTGCTTATGCCGGCGTATTTAGCGTCCGGACAGAACAGTTTATCGTCGATATCCATCCACAAATCTTCTACGGACTGAACTCGAACATCGCCTATGCGCAATATCGCACTCGAGATGATGTTATATCCAATCGTGTCTTTCCACACGCCGCCCGCGATGTTCAAATTAGGCAGAACGATTCGCAGGACCATAGAGCCGACGAGATCGCCTCGCTTAGACACGGTGATCGTATTGGTGGTTCCGAAACGAACTGTCGTAGAGAAATCTTCCTCGAAGTGTTCCACCGCAAAATTCGTGTATCTCTTGTACACTCGCTTGAACAAACTCATTTCGGGATTATACGTCAAATACACGTCCTGAGGTCCTCTCGAAAGAAGCTGAACGATCGTTCCTTCGTTGCACGAACCGACGACTCGTTCTTCGAGAGGGATATCATCTTTTTCTATTGGTCTCGGAGGTTCTACGGTACCGGACGGAGGCGTATACAGAAAGTCGAATTCCATTTTCACTGGTTCGGTGTTCGAATGAAAACACTTTGCCTTCATTCCTATTTCTTCGGGACTGGCGAGACGCGTATATTCCTCGTCGTACACACGCTCTCCTGAGGAATTCATTAACTACTTTATAATAATTTTTTAATTTAAATTATTAAATACAAAAAAAAATACTTTGTTATATATCATGGATAAATTGGACGATCTCGAGAAGAAATATTCCATCCCTTTCCCCGCAGGAAGCCCACTCCAAAACAATTTCCTGAACAACACGACGAGCTGGTGCCGTTTGAATCCGATTGGATGCGGACGCCAAGCTGTAACGGAAACATTCTTCCTCATAATGTCTTATTCGGCCATTATCTTTCTCGTAGGAGGTTCAGTCCCAACCGTAGAAAATCTCATAAAGTTTAGCGTCATATTCCTCATGATGAATCTAGCCGCGAGAATGGTATCCGATTCTTTCTCCGATAAAATAGCAATTGCTGCGCTGAGTGGACTCGGACTCAAATGCGCATCATTGCTCGCTCCACGCATTATTTCCTGGTAATTGGCTTGATATTTGCCCGCCCATGGAATATTTGGACTCGAGGGCGGTTTGTCGATACGGAGGATGACGATATGCCGGCGGGTATGTGGCTTGATATTTTAGTTTGTCGATACAAACAAATCTTTATATCGACAAATATGTTGATAGTATCATGTGGATCTTTTTGCTAACAATTCACCGAAATCTTTGGTTTTTGTTCCGCCATCGTACTTCCAAGCGTATCCATGTTCGACTAAGGAATCGTTGATACACTCATCATCTACATACACATGAGCCAGTATTCTTCCATACTTTTCGTTCGGGTCGCCTTTGCACGTTCGTATCGTGATAATGTTCGCTCGATCGATCTTATTTTTCAAATATTCTTTCGATTCTAGTCCGAGCTTTTTTTCGCGCACATCAGTAGTTCTGGATTCTGGGGTATCGATTCCGAACAAACGAA